TTCTCATTTTTTACAATTTCTGTAGGTGGTGTATTGTCAGACTCTACGTTAAAAGTCTTATTTAATTTGTCGAATGTATCACTCATGAGTAATTAGTCCAGCTTTCATTGAATCCAAAGTCATCGCCTGCATCCATAAATGCATCATCTAACTCATTAATAACGGAGAACTTCTGGTCGTTTCCTGTAGGTTGAGATGTAATATCAATTGCAAATCCTTGTCTTGCATAAGATTTTGATTTTGCAACTCTGAAATTATCATTATCAATTTTAATTATATAGTAATTATTCTTATCAACTAGTCCACCTACAGGTGTACCAGATGGATCTTGATTGTATGTAACCTTATCTTGAGTAACAAATCCATGACCTGCTAAGGTAATAGTGTTACTGGAAACATTGAATTGTGTAGGTGGTATTGATGTACCATCTCTGTTTTGATCAACTTTAGCAGCTGGTGTTGTAGTGTATCTAACGTGTCTAGATCCAGTTGTCATCGCAGCACTAATATCAACATTAACCTTCCTAATCATTTCAGCAGTAGATACAGGTCCGTATAGATATGTTTTTGCTGTAAAATTAAGAGTATGAATCAAGGTTCTTCTTGTAGTCATATCTGCTTCATAATCATCATATATTCCAACGTTATTTAAAATAATAGGTATATCTTTCTTTTCACTAATTGATGTTATTAGATTAATTGTAATATTAAACATCGGTTGAAAATAAGGTAGAATCTGTTCTAATATTTGTACAGAGTCTTCGTTATTTTTACTTAAAATGTTTAATTCAAATTCACAGTTATATGGTACAGGACTATATGTAGAGTAACTCTTGTCTGTATCACTAGTTTTTTGTGATCTTTGTATTTGTACAGGACCTAATTTTCTAGATGGATCATAATTAATACCTTTCATTTCAAATGCAATTCTAGGTAATGTAATTTGTGTTTCAGCACGACCATCCAATGAAGGTTCAGCTTCTATTCTTGCAAGAAACTTTTCTCTTGGGCCATAGTTCAAAGGAACTTTAATTGTTTGTACGACATTCCCAGAACTATCGGTTCTTTGTAATTCTATATTATTAAATATAGTTCCAAAACCAATAATAGTTTTTCTAAGAATTTCGTGATAAAAATGTTTTCCTAACATTAGAATACTCCAGAATTACCAACTTCACCAAATGGATTGCCTTCTGTCCAATCCAATAAATTATCACCCTCAGTTTCAAACCAAGCGTTTTCAGAATTAGATGCGTTCTCGTTTTCTATACTACTGAAGGTATCTATCACAGTTTCAGATTGTGATTCTGCACCAATCAAAGTATCATCATCAGAGAATGTTCCTACTATATCTATAAGTTCTAATTCTTTGTTTGTCACATCCCATCTTGCAACCTTACCTTTTGGTTCACTTGGAGATGGAGCAATAATGATTCTAGGTTTACTTACATAACCATTACCAGCAGTAGTTAAAGTTACAGCAGAAATAGTTCCATTTGTTACTGTTGCTTGTGCAAGTGCTTGTACTTTAGTCGGTTCAGCAATGGTAACTGTAGGTGAAGATGTATATCCAGTACCAGCATTTGTTACCGTAATTGAGGCAATAGCACCACCACTCATATTTGCTGTAGCTGTAGCTGTAGTTCCTCCAGATGTTTCTGGAGCAGATAATGTAACTGTAGGTGTAGATGTGTATCCACTACCACCACTAGTCATTACAACTGAAGATACACGACTAGATACAGCAGATAATGTAATTACTGCCTGAGTTCCACCAAACCCATTTGGAACTATATTAATGGTATCACCAACTGTATATCCATTACCATTAGTATGGATTGTTACACTAGTAATAACTCCATTAACAGCTGTAGTATTTACTTTTAATCCTGTACCAGTACCACCAGTAGTAGGAACATTGGTTAAGTTATCGGGATATCCTTCTCCACCAGATGTTAAAGCTACCGTATCAACTGCACCAGATAACAGAGAGGTAGTAGCTGTTGCAGTTTGGGCATCAGGTTTTCCAATTGTAACTAGAGGTGCAGTAGTATATCCACTTCCTGCTTTACGAATCGTAAATACGTTTGTTAAATTGAAAGAAGCATTTGGATTAGATCCAATTACATCTGCTGTAAACTTTGTACCATGTACTAATTCACCAAATTTAAAATTACCTCCAACAGATAGAATTGCTTCTGCTGTAGCATTAGTTCCAGTGCCAGTAATTGTTACTGTTGGAGCAGTTGTTGTATATCCACTGCCAGGATTAGATATTGCAATTGAAGCTACAGATCCATTTGTAATTGTAGGAACAATATTTGTGGGAGGAACAGCACCAGCTAAAGTATTGAATGAGACTGTTGTACCAGCACCATATCCAGTTCCAGCAGAAGTAACGTGAATGTACTTGATACCACTAGTAATTTTATGAACAATAGAGTATGCTGTTTCTGCAGCAATCTTATCTATTTCATCAAGACCAGTTTCAAGTCTCTCATCAGCAAACTCCATGAGTTCAGTAACGAGTGTAAATGTAGGTACATCTCCAAGAGGTCTTAGAGGTGTTTCATTCTCTACAAATTTAATTTGGAATAACTGTTTTGTTAATGGGAAATATATTGCATCTCCTTCATTTGGTCTTTCAGCTGAAACAAGATTATTTGATTTTGCTTGTATTAAATCTTCCCATCTACGTCTTGATACAACAAAGGTTGCTTCTTCTGATATTCTTACACCAAATTTTGTTAGTAATGTTCCATCACCTTGGAATCCATCATAATTTGTAAGATACATTTCTATGAGATAGTTCTCATCAAATTTAGAAAGAGTATCTTCTCTAAACAACCTATCGGTTGTTACCATTTCTCTAGGTAGATAATATACGTCAAGACCATAAATTTTCATAGACTCAATAATCAAGTCTTCATAAAGTCTTTGTTCAGACTTAGTACCTATAGTAAAGTATACATTTTTAGCCATGTCATCCTACGAAATCTAATGGTGGTGTTTCATATGTTGATAACATTTGCTCCTCAATAGTGCTTAATTCTTGAGTAGCATCATCATATATTTGTCTACCATTAAACTCGACTCCGCCAGGCATTTTAATACCAGTAAATTTTATTAAATTTTGACCCCACTGCTTTTTAATTTTTGCAGTAGCATATCTTTTTACAAATCTTTCGTTATATACTTTAGTAAATGTCGTAGGGTCTAAAGCTCTATAACAGTCTATAACAATGTAATCATTAGCTTGTGCTAAATCCCAATCAATATCAATGTATAATCTATTTGTTACCTTATTATATCTAATATCTTTATTACCTTCAATTAAAAAATTTAATGTTTCTAGATACTGTAATGTGATTTCCATGTTAAGAATATCATATGCATAGAAATTATAGAAATCATTTAAAAAGAATTGGTATCTAAAACCAAACATATTGTTGACCATAGTGTTAGAAACCTTTTTGATTCCTTCAACACCTATAATATGATCAGGTAATGTTAAATATCCTCTTCCTTGATCAAAATTTAGAGTACGAGAAGTACCAGAAGCACCATCATTAGTATCTGTAGCAGTGATAGTTTCATTTCTGCCTGCATTGGCACTTCCACCACCACCATTTGTAATATCATTTTCAGTGAGTTTATATTTCAAATACATCCTCTCGACACCATCATAAACCCTTTCATTGAAAAGTTGTATGGTATCATCAAGCAAATCATCTACTTGATCATCATCAACATTGATCTCAATAACAGGTTTACCAAGCTGTCTTAAGCAATATTCTTTGAGAGTGGCTTTACTATTTGGACTTGCCATCGGGTTCTAGGATTTCAGAGGATTTTTCATCTTCAAATTTTTTCAATTGTTGAGTCAAATAAATTATTTTTGACTCAAACAACATATTTTCTCTAGTCAATTGATTTACTTTTTCACTCATAACTTGCATGAGTGCATTTGCTTCATCAGGTGTCATAATAACCTCAATTTATAATTTAAGTATAAGTGCCTCCATCTATAGTTGTAGTCCATGTAGGAACACCACCAGATGTAGCAGTTAATATTTGGAATGATGTGTCAACATCAGCAGAACCAGCAGCAACTGTTCTAGTTATCTTAAGATCTGAATCAAAATAGGCGATACCTTTATGTACACCATCATCCACCTTAATAGTTTTAAACCAACCTTCTCCTCTAGTTCCACTAAAGAGATTAGAATTATTTGTACCATCCTTGATGAATACAAAAGCATCATTTGAATCATCGTATCCAAAGAAACCAACTTTAGAAGAGTTAGATTTTAAATACTTAAATTGAATACCACGGTCTAGGTTGTCGTCAACTGCTTGGCTGATTGTAAGTTGTGTGTCTACTGCAATACTTGATGTTGTGTTATTACTTAGAGTAAATGTAGTTGTCTTAAAGACCTTTGTACTTACTTTAGTAATACCAACTTTTTGGTTAGCAGTAGGAGTTCCAGTTCCAACACTACTTAGGCTTCCACCGTCATAGAAATTGTCAGATCCAAGAGAAATATTTGCAATTAGATTGATCTTAACAGCGTTAGTTGTTTGGGATACAAATGTACCAACTTGTGAGAATAAAGTACCATCATAGAAGTAAATAGCATCTCCAGCAGAAGGAGCGGTTCCAAATTGTCCGTTACTTGATGCACCAGCGTTAGTATTAAACTCAACCTCTACATTAGATATAGTAGTTGATGTTGCAATTCCAGTACCAGTAATTGTTGCACCCTCAACAACAGATGAAGGATTATCAACTATAACTTGGTTTTGTCCACTTGCTGCAGTTGAAACAACAGTCTTAGAACTTACAGTATCACCAACTGTAAAGATAGGATCGTTAACTGATAATTCAGAAGAGTTAACAGTTGTTGTAGTACCAGCAACTTGAAGATTACCACGAATGATAACATCACCACCAGCATCTCCAGCATCAGGGAATGGGTCGATAACAAGTTCTGTTGCAGAGTTACTATCTGTTGAAATTGTATTTCCTTTAATTCTAATATCACCAAGGTCTAATGTAGTTGAATTAGTACCCATGTTAATAGTAGTAGCTGCACCAGCAAAATTCATTGTGGTTGCAGTTGTATTATATAAGTTTTGAGTGGTCTGAGTACCAACAACAGTCGGATTACCGATTGTAGCAGTTCCAGAGTTTGCACCCATATTCAATGTAGCTGCAGCACCAGCAAAATTCATTGTGGTTGCAGCAGAGTTGTATAAATTTTGAGTAGCTTGTGTACCAACTAGTGTTGGGTTATTGATTGTTGCAGTTCCAGAAGTTGCACCCATATCAATTGCTGTAGCAGCACCAAATGCATTTACTGTAGTTGCATTTGCATTTAATAAATTAAATGTTGTTGCATTAGTTGTAATATCTCCACCGTCAACATTTAAGTCATTGTCAATGTCAACATCAGCACTACTGAATGTAATTAATTCAGAACTATCAGTGGTTGTAAATACAAGATAATTATTAGAACCCTCATGAATTTTTAAAGCTGTAGCAGTATTATCTGGCATATCAAAACTATGAGGACTTCCAGGCCCAATCACAATATTGTCCATCTCAACTGTGCAATTAAATTTCCAGTTTGCACCAGTTACTTGAACTTTGTCTGTACTATTTTCATCATATTCAATCTTACCATCTTCATCACTACCAAAAGCAAGAAAAGTATCATCAACAACTACAACAGAACCACTTCCAGCTGGATCAAATATTAAATCTCCATTACTGTTTGTTGTCGAAATTGTGTTTAAATTAAAATTAATATTATCTACGTTTAATTCATCAAGCTTTTTAGACTGGTCAACAATTAAAGCAGAGTTAGCAGTTAAAGTACCATGACCATGATCCAACATGTCAGTGAAATACTTACCACCAATTACATCTATGTTTGCAGCATGTCCAGATCCGTCTTCAGTACCTTGACCGATGAAGAGTTTACCACCCGAAGCAATGTTTCCAGCACCGTTGTTTGTGGTTTGAAAGTCAGTATAAGTACCAGCACCATAACTGTGTGCAAATTCACCGTTTCTTAAATTACTAGGAGTTGCGGTTGGTGTTGTACTCGACCTTTTAACTTTAATAAAAGTTGCCATTGTTTGTTCCTATGTGAAAGATTTAATAAAAGCCTGCATTGATAGTTAAACCTGAGTTTTCTAGAATGTTTCTAGCTATCCAAGTTTGAGTTGTAACATCATATTGAAGAACGGCACCATCGCCCGCAGAAGATAAATTTACATCAGTCAAGGTGGATAAACTACCACTTGCACCAGCCGAAGCTGCAACAGTAATGACTTGAGGTGTGTTCCGAACAGTAACTTTGGTATTCATGTTATTCCAGCGTTAATTGTAACAATTCCTTCTATAACTCGTGTTTTTGTACCACCAGCTGACGTAACAACTACGTCATACAGATACCTGCCAGGATCCATGCCTGCGGTAACAGTATCGAGAAGGGTTAGAACTACTGTTCCAGTTGCGGTAGAACTTACAGTTGCAATAAAACTTGTTGAAGTTGTACTGTAATACGATTTTTGAATTTTTGCAGCTACTGAGTAACCAGTAAGGTCCCAAGCTGCATTGTTATCATCATATATACCGACTTCGACAGTAAAGTCAGCACCCTGATCAACGTATAAATTATGAACTGCTGCCATTAGGATCTACCACTTATACTATATTTATAGGAGATTTGTTTCTCATCACTATTTATGACATTATATGCCGTAAAATAAGATCCTTAATAGTATCTATTTCTTTTTTTGTCTCTAATAAAGTTTGTTCTAAATTATCTAATCTATTTTCCTTCTCTATTCTTTTCTTATAGCTTTCCATATACTGTTGATAACTATAAGTATTTCGATTGATAATAGCACCAGATCCAGAATCCCTTGTGAGATCTGGATGGCCATCAACTTCTGGATTTTCCATAATTATACTGCGAGAGCAATTCCTCTAAAGTTTCTTATTTTAGGCACGTTAGACTGATCATTACCAATCATAACTACCTTAATCGCATATTCTTTAAATCCTGTTAAACCAGTAACTTCATATTCAAATGCTCTATATGTTTCTTTGTCTGGTGAGAATGGATAATTTGTAGAAGGTATTTCAACGTAATCTAATAAATTGAAATCATCTGTCTCGTCATCTCTTTTCACTTTGGCAAATACTTTGATATCAACTCCTTGTCTTCTAATTGCATCAAATAAAATTTTGATAGAAGTAGAAGTATTTTCTAGAGTGACTTTTTTAGTTACATAAACAGAATCATGTAATGATCCTTCTGAATTAAGTTCGCTTGTAAGATCTATAGTTCCATCTTGTTTATTAATTCTATTAATACGATTCATAGCAGTAATAACAGATGATCCAGAAAGATTAAAGAATGGACTTAAGTTATCAACTGTAGTTTTAGCATCAATATAGAATTTAAATGAATCAGTAGAACCAAAATATTGTATTTGGTTTTCTGGTGAAAGTATAACATTAGATGCATCTAATTCATTTACTTCTAAATTAGCAAGACTTACTTCTGGTAAAGTTGAGAAAGTTGCTGTGTTTTTCTCACTTACCGAAGCACCAGATGTTGTAGCTATTCTTGTACTTAACTCTGTACCAGAAAATATAATTTCATTTAATCTAGGTGTAATACTTTCAAACTGTAAGTTTCTACTTGCCTTGATATTTCTAGAACCTAATTGTCTAGTTTCATTTGCTTTTGAAGTAACAGAAATTTGATATCTATCCATGTCAAATATATCATTTAAGCTATGTACTTTATTAATTTCTGTCAAAGGAACACCATTAATACTATAATATTCAACAACAGAATTTGTAGCATGAGAAACAATGACACCATCACCAACTCCTCTACCACCTGTGGGTATTGTAAGTGTAGAGCCATTTACTGCTTTATAAGCAATAATTTCATCATCAATTTTAATATATCCAAAATTATTATCACTTACTGTTGTATTATTGAATTGAGTAGGAGTAAATGTACCATCAGCTAGTGTAATAGTTGTATCAACTATGGCTTGTGCATTACCTAAAGGAGTTACAAGTTTAGTATTTGGTATGTCTGATTTTACACCAGAGATATTCACAAAATTTTGTTTTGTGTGCATACAATGGTTTGGTTGTAAAATAGTAATATCAGCTGAATTACCTGTAAAGAATAATGGGTCATTTGGAAGACTAACTCTAGGAACAACACCATTTGTTAATTGAGCAGTTAAAGTACTACCAGTAGTAAACTTCGCTCTATTAATATTGAACTTAATATCTTCAAACTGATCTGGTTCCCATACACTCATGTTTTGTGATTTATATAGTGACCCTGCATATGGTTGCTTGTCAATTAATTGACTGGTATTTACATCAACCTGATTTAATCTAGATACCCAAACTTTATAATTTAGAGATCTTGATCTTAGAATAAATGCATATTCTTGACCATTTGCTACATATACTGGAGCATCAAATGTAAATTTAGTTACTGTATCTGCTTTAGTTGCATTTACAGATACATTAGAAGCTTCTATTGTTTTGACACTATATGGAAGAATAGTCTGTGTTGGTGATCCATTCTCTACAGTACGAATATCAATTGTTACAGGAACTTTTGTATCTTTAGATTGGAAGAATACATCAATAGATGTAATAAACATTCCACCTTCAATAGCATCAACAAAGAATGACTGTGCTAATGGGTCACAATTCTGAGGTGGTGGTGGAGGAGGATCAGGTATAAATCTTTGTCTTGTTTCCTCAATAGGTGTTACCGTAATTTGAGGAATCTGAAAATCTAAACTTAAACTTGTTAGTTCAAATAGAGTTCCTTCTGAATCGTAATTAGCAACTGCATTAGTATCAGAAACACCCTCAACAGTTGTAGCTGTGCTTTCATCTGTTAAAACAAATCTAGATTTACCAGTTTCTAATTTTTTGGGTGGAAGAAGAATAAAGAAATCTACAGTTCCTTCATCGTTTGTAGATATTCTAGGAGAAGTTAATTCTACTTCTGCGACTGCACCAGTTGTAAGTCCTGTTATTTTAACTTTATCTGTAGGACTTGATGGATTTAATAAAGTAGCATCTACAGTAGTAACTTTATCAATCCCAAGTACAGTAGATGCACCACTGTAATTTTCAGTAATTGTAGAATCATATTTTGACGCAACTACTACTTCTGCAATAACCTGATTTGTGCCTGCGTCAGACTGTGATTCAATTCTAACCTTTTCTCCAACAACAAAAGAGGTGCTATTTACAGTTCTAGTAATATTTCTAAAGAGTTTAGGATATACACTGTCATTAAAATCTTCACCATCAATAAAGAAGAATAAATTTGTATTTGGTTTCATTCTTGATGATTTTGCATCAATCACAATTGATCTAGCAAACTCAATATTTTTAATACCATCAATTCTATCACCAACTTCTATGTTTTGTGTGACAGTACTAAAACTGTTCTCTATACCAGTTCTCACATCAGTAAATTCAGTACCACCTTCTACTTTCTCACTACCAGTATTATTCCAACTACCCCATTTCTCACCATCAGCACCACTTTCATCATAAAGGAATTTAATAGGACCTGTAAGATCTATTTGAGGTACATTCTCAGGAGCGCTTCTTTCTGTGTCAAACCATACATCTCTTTCTGGTTCTATTTGAAAATCTCCAACCCATGTAAATACATTGAATGGATTTAAATTAACTACCTTACTTGCATATGGATTAGAAGCAAACTGTTCCTCTGAATATGGTAATGATAAGAAATCTCCAGTTTTTTGTAATCCACCTACTTTTGTTGCAGTACCATCAATAGTCTCAAGCCATTTAAATCCTATGTTATTAACATATGGATATGGTCTCATTAAACCTTGTGTGGTATCAATGGACATATTAAAATCTGAGTTTTTAGAATCTGTAAAATTAAGAGACTTAAAGTTATCGACAAGGAATCCATTTTTAAATCTATTATTTCCACTACCATCTAAAATTAACAGATTATTAGTATCAGTTTCTAATAAACTTAAAGTTGTATAGTATTCAATACTATCTACTCTAGATTCAATAGCACCAATATCTTTCATAGTATATCTTCTAGTATCTTCTTTCTGTATAGAAATTTGATTTACATCTCTAAGATATGCTGGTATAGAAATAGTATTGATTAATAAAGAATCATTTACAGCCTCAGGTATTACTGGATTGATTGCTGGTGATCCTTGTGATATTACAAATTTACCATCTTTATTAAGATATAATCTATCAATTCTTGCGGTATAGTAACTTAAATCAAATGAAGCAAATTCATTTGGATAAGGAGTTATTGCAATACTTTTTGTTTGTTCGTAAATATCAAATGCTGATTTTCCATTGCTAGAAATATATGGAGCAGTTACAGTACCAGTACCAGATGCAGAGGTTGGTGTATATGTTCCTCTAAAATCTAATATGTCTGTATATGGAGTTCCATTATATGCATTAGGAATATTTGTAAATTCTATATCTCCTTCATCAGCAGTATTAAATGAACTTGTAGAATAGAAATCATTTGTAGTACTTCCATGTTCAAAGTAATCAAATACAACAGTAATTTTTTGTGATGGTATTGATCTATTTCCTAATCTAGTTAACTTAGAAATTCTATAACCATCTTCAGTATCATTTTTGACTAAAGCAAAATTGTCTGTAATATCAAGATAGTTACCATGTGTAACCTCAGTTAAAAATCTTCCTACTAAATTAGGTTTATTGACAATAGTAATTACTGTAGTTAAATTTGTTCCCTGTGTAAATTTTTGATCTTGTAAATATTTTACATGAAGATTAACACCATTTTCAAAAATAATTTTTGCTCTTAAAGAACCACTTTGAATAATATCACCAGCTTTTATATCTGATGCATCGTTAATTATTAAACGATCAAACATTTGGGTGTCAGTTACACCATTTACTGCTGCTTGATGAACCGCATGAATTTTATAAACGTCTGGAAATCTTAAATTAATTTCTTTGTCATCATATCTATTACCATAAACTGTATCAGTTGCTGATTTTTTCTTTGTAACAGATAAAAATTGAAATGTTTTATTTTTCTTAGTTCTAATAGTACTATTTGAAACTCTTGTTTTAAACCAAACTGTTAGACTAGTTCCAACTGTAGGACTTCCACTAATATTTGTGAAATTTAAAGTAGTTCCAGCAACTGCTGCAGTAGCTGTATGATCTCCAGCAGATGAAGTAATATAATATCCAGATGTTAAAGGAAGAAATCCAGTTGGAACTGTTACTGCAGCTATTCCACCAGTTTGAACAGTAGTAACTGCTCTGTTTAATTTTGTATATGAAGAATCACTGATTGTTGCTACTGGTAGGTCTGATACTTTAACAAATTGATTTTTACCAGATGATTTTAAACCAGCACTTGAATTTACAGTTGCAACATACCCAAGACCATTTATTATATTATCAACTTGAGTAAAATTAAAATCTGTAATACTTGAAACTGTAAATGTAGCAGAATCTCTACTATTGTTTACAACATCTCCAGTTGCAAATCTACCTATAACTTGACGTAATTTAATTGTTGTATTACCACTAGAAAGAGTTGCAGATACAACTACACCTCTAGATCCTCTAGAAGAAAATAAGAAATCACCAGATTGTAATGCAGTAGCATCACCTGTAACTACAACATCTGTAAATGTAAATGCTTCTTCAACATATAATAAATGACTACTACTATAAGGAATTACACCAACAGCACGAGCATTACCAATAACAGTATTACCACTATTTCTCAATGAAAGAAGTTCGCCTGGTAAAACAGTTTGTACAGCAGAAGATATTGTAAAATATGATCCCCAAGTTGTATTTACAGTCTTATTATTAGAAGAACCTGTTACTCTTGTTTTTTCTGCAAGTACATATTTTTTAGCAATATTATTAATTTCAAAACCTCTTACATATGCTTTTCCAGGCGATACCTCTAAAGCATAATAATTATTTCCGTTAAAAGAATTTGCTGGATCTGTTTCTAATGGATCTCTTGCTAAAATACTTCTACCATCTGCAAGAACTTCATTAGGATTATAGATACCACCATTTTCTCCATTATCAAGAGCTTCTCTTACTTTAACTGTAAAATCTTTTACTGTATAATCACCAGATTCATCATATGTTCTTCTTGCAAGATTTTTTTCAAATTCATTATATAAACTAGTCTCTACAATATTGTCTAAAATACCTTCTTTTAATCTTAGTAATTCTATAAAGTCACCATTATCAGAAAAACTAGTCAATTCTTTTGATAGTTTTGCAGTAATTTTTAGTCTGTCAGCGCCAGGAGCAGCAAAGTTAGAATATCCGTTTGCATTATCAAATAATGAACTATCTTCATCAGCAGTTATCTTTTCTTCTGTAACTGTTAAACCAATTTTAAATGTTGGTTTATTATTATATTGATCAAGTATAATACTTTGATCACCAACTTCCACAAAAAATCCACGAATATAGTATATACCATTCGTAATATATGCTATACTTCCAGTATATGCAGTTGCATTTGAAAGATATGTTTGTGCAATTGCAGTATTAGTTGATGTATCAAGTAAAGTTTCATTGTTACCAAATTTATTTGACTGAATACCAAATGTACTAGTACCACTCTTAGTATATTTTACATATAAAGTAATCGCATTTTTTTCACTTTCTGTAACTGATATTGTATTTACAATCTCCGCCTCTACACCAGTTGTTGAACCTTTTATAGTTTTACCAATTAAAGTACTTCTAGTCGCTTCTACTTCTAAACCAGTTATTAAATTCTGAACTAAAACAGCATCATATTGCAGATCGTAACCAATCTGGCCTGGTATTACTACAGAACCATCTTTAAATGTATGATTTCCAAATTTCTCTATTTGGTTCTGTAACTGTGTTTGCAGTTGAGTAAGTTCTCTCGCCTGCACTGGATAGCCAGGTTTAAATAGAATCTTTTGATAGTTTTTGGAACTATCAAAATCATCAAAGTATGGCGCCAGTTGTAGATTGGTCTTTTGCATTGTCGAAGGACTTCTTTTTAGTATTTATTAGTATAATCAGAACTCAATAACGAGTTTAATGTCTTCAATTTGGTCATCAGATCTAATGATCGTTTTTCTGTTTTCAATATACAGAATAGATCCACTAAATTTTTTAACCTCAGAAGCAGAATAACCAGTGGTAAATGATCTACCAGCAACGGTTGTAGTACCATTACTGGATGTATCAGGAGTTAACGAAGTATTGGATGATGCTCCAGTAATCGCATTTGCACCACTAAACTCTACCAACTTGTATTGGTTATTTCCTGTTTGAGAAACAGCAGTATATTCGTTTTGGAAATATCTAAGAATTTTGTTAACAGAATCCCAATGAATTACCTTACCTTTTGCTCCAGTAGTTGCTTGGCTAATTACTTCCCCTATACTAAAGTTAACAGATGATCCACTAGGAAATTTGATTGCTTTAGATACAGCTGCAGTACTTGATGTTAAATCAGAGTTGCCTGGAGTTTGTGGATCAGAAATAAGACCAAATCTTCTAAATTGCATATCAGTTGGTACGTCACCAGCACCATCTAAGAACTCAACAGCTTTATTGACCATTACTCTGTAACCACCAAGTTCTCTCACAACATTAGAACCATGTCCGTCAGGTGGTGAGATAATAGCATCTATACTAGGTGAACCAGCAGAAAGATCAGTTGGTGAAGCAGTTCTTGCTTGTGCAGCAGCTAAAGTTGAATAGCATTCTGCAAGATCAATTGTACCATAAGTATATCCAGCACCAACAACAGACATTGATACTGTACTAGGATCAATTTGGTTTGCAATTGGAGCAGTGCTTGATACTGTAAATGTAACAACTGCAAGTGTACTACCATCACCTATAACAGGACAGAAATATGTGCCTGGTGTTAGACCAGTTCCAACATTTCTTACTAATGCTTGATCAATTGCTCCCGATACAGCGGCACTAACAACGTTAGAATCTGTTTTAAGTGGTAGAAAATCACTAGAAACAAACTTAACAAAATCATTAATACCCAATGTATACATGTACTTCCATCTGTAAGTATCTGATGTAGTAAAGATGGTAGTTGCTGTTCCTGTTGGTTCTACTGTAGAAATAACTCCATTTGGATTAGCAGGAGTTTCACCATTGTAAATACACTTATAAACATCATAATTACTGTTCATTACATAGAACTGTGAATCATATAATTTATTAGCTCCAGTTGCTGACTGATACCCAGTAGAATAGTTATGTTTGTACATATCATAACGAGTATTAGTCTTCCAAGTTCTTTTTCTTACAACTTGATTAACATCACTACGAGTAACTCTCTTCATAGCGATCATATCATCATAAATCTCACTCAATTCATCAAAGGAGTCTGTTGGTGAAGGGATAGTATCAATATCGTTAAAACCTAAGCCTGAATATCTCTCAGAGTTCCAAGTTTGTGAACGACCAATAAAAATATAAACTTTACTTCTGTCTCTTAACGCCTCCGTGGAAGAGTCGGAAAGAGGGTTGCCAGAAGAATCTAGAGGTTCCTCAAGGGCCTCCATAAACTGCTCTGCAGCAAATACTCTGAAATTGTCAGAAACTAGTGATGGCATTTATCTGTTCCGATGTTTTTTTACTTTATCTTTATTTATACTGTATTTACGAGTCAAAATAGACTTTATCATTTTGGGCACCAGTTGCAGCAGTACTACCCGCTATTCCCCTAGTTACACCTTTTAAGTTAGTTGTAGTATGATTTGTATATTCTATAACTTCCTTATTTATGAAAGCTCTATAAGAATCATACCCAATTCCCTCATTGGTAACAGTTACACCAGTAAATGCACCTGATCCATTTAGAACTGGTTCCAGTACAGCACCAGACCCACCTCCGTTAGTTACAGTCAATACAATGTCGTCAGGATTGTATCCACTTCCAGCAGTTTCTACAACCACTTTAGTAATTTTTCCATCAACAACAAATGGTTGTAAGACTGCATTAGATCCACTTCCAGATGTTATTGTGATACCAATATTACTTTCAGAAGCCATTCCTGTACCTGTGACTGGAATAGTTTCTACTGTTGTATTGATACCAGATGATAGTTTAGTACCAAATCTCACATCACTAGAATTTAACTGTTGATCTCTTACAACATATGATTCATAAGTTGGAACTAATGTTGTATTACTGAGATTATGACCAACATAATCTATGACTGTATCACCGACTGATTGGAATGTTTTAATTTCAACTGAAACACCATCTGTGACTGATCTCACAAATTTATGTGTAGCATCACCAAGCATCTTAACTGAATTTGCATCAGCAGACTGGAATGTATGAGTTGAATTTGGTGTGTACTTGACTGCACCAGTAGAAGCACTTACAAATCTATGTTCATACTGATCACCAGCGTCAGAATCAAATCCAACATTAATCGTAATCTCACCATTTTGTCTTTGTAATGCATCAACAGCAGCACCTACAAATGTATGAGTGCCAGTATATGTTGATGATCCAACATTTATGTTAAAGGTACTAGTACCACTATTGTGTGTTTTACTAGAAATCTTCAACCACTTGTTACTTGGTAAATCATATCCAGCACGAGGATATGGATGTTGTGTTGCATTTCCATCTAAATTACATGTAAATACAAGAGCATTATCGTTAATTAAGATGTAATCATCATTTGCAAATTTATCAGTAGGATCTAAAACACTAATTGTTACAATACCAGTTGAAGCAACATAAGTTGCTGAAGTTACTGTATGTTCAGTAGATCCAACATCTGTAATTTCAATTGATTTTTCGTTTGCATATGGGTCTGTACCAGCACGAGGATAAGTATGCAAACTAATATAATTATCTTTAGCACACTGGAATGTGAGTGAATTATTAACTAAAACTACATTTGCATTTTTACGCAATCCATGTTGTCCAATAAAGATCACCATATCACCAGTTGTCTGATTATAGTGTGCCATACTAGGTGTAAATGTTTTGTTTGTACCAGCAACACCAACATCTAAGGTTATAGTATTACCAGATTTTGCAGTAATTTTAAGAGATCTTTCAGATGCTTTATCTAAGCCTGGTCTCGGATAAGACTTAATAGAATCATTATTATCCATAGCACACTTAAATTTAAGCGCATTGTCAGAAATAATCACACTCTTACCAACTTTCAATTCATTATAGTCAGCACCAAGATTTAAAGTTAACAAACCACTAGCAGGATCATATGATGTTCCTGTTGTTGGTGTATATTGAGTATTTGGAAGAACTTTACCAACATTTACTGTAAGTGTGTCTTCGTCAACTACAGTTGATTCTAAGAATTGTTCTGATGCAAAATCTCTCTTCTCACTAATACAATCTGACGCAGCAGAAACAAACCTATGTGGATAACCACCACCAGAACTAATAGAATTAGGTTGAGTTCTTACAAATGTATGAACACTAAGATTTGTTGATGGAATTTTTGCAAGAACATTTACGGTGATTGTGTCAGTGGTTACTTTAGTTACAGAAAGAGCACTTTGATATGCTTGATCGACTTTCTTCGCCATACCATTTACACTCGCACCAACAAATGTATGTGTTGCTGTATTTGTAGAAGGTATAACATCAAGAACTTGAACATCAAATGTGTTTGTAGTTATATTGTCAATTTGTATCCATGTATCATATGCTGGATCTGTAGTTCTAGGATAAGATTTAGGAATTGTATTTCCATCAGTTGAACATGTAAATTGTAAAGAATTAGGTAAGAACTTAATATACTCACCCTTTACAAATCCATGATTATTGATAGTAACAGTCATAATACCTGTTGTAGGATTATAATTAGCACCTGTTACTGAATGATATGTAGCACTACTTCTTGGATAAGTCTTTTCAGAAACATTTCCATCTAAAGTACAAGTAAATGTAAGACTCTCATCTGCAATTCTTATAGGATCACCTATTTGAATATTATGAGAACCAATATTCATTGTCATTTCACCTGTATTTGGATCAAAATCTACAGTATTTGGTGTGTAGAATGTCAAAGTAGATGATCCAACATTTACATCAAATGTTGTATTTGTAATATTACTTACAGGCAACCATTTATCTCTAAATGGATCAGTTGCTCTTGGATATGTGTGTAAAGTTTGATAACTGTCTAAAGCACATTTAAATGTTAATGCATTATCACCAATTTTAATTCTATCACCTGTCTGTAAATTATGAGGTTTAGTTGTTGTAACATTCAATGTTCCTGTACTAGGATTATAAGTTGCAGTAGATACTGAATGTGTAATTGTAGAACTTCTAGGATACTTATGTTCTGTAGCATAGTTATCCATTGAACATCTAAATGTCAATGATTCGTCTGCAAGTTTAATTTTATCACCTGTTGACAATCCATGATGAGGAAGAGTCAATGTTAAAATACCTGTAGATGGAACATATGCAGCATCTGTAACTGTATCTGTACCAGAACCAGTTATAGTTTTAACACTATTTCCTTTTGTAGGAACCAATATTGTATTTGCAGAAGCAGAATCTCCAATACCATATGTACGGAATTTTGTATTTTGTGGATAACCAACTCCACCATTTGCAACAGTAATTGCTGATAACTTACCATCAACTACATCTGCTCTTGCATTTAGACCAGATGGACTCGTAATACCAGTTGGACTATTAACAGTGATTGCAGTTGGAGAATGAATTGCTGTTACAGTTCTTCTCAATGACTCGCCAGGCAACTGAATAGTTTCATTAACTTTAACCTGTTGATTGTAAGAACTTACAGCAAAATCATCATGATCACCATACCAATCAAATAATCTTATTACATCACTGTTTATTAAAGCTTCTGTAAATACAATTTTTTGATTTAGAACATAATAATCTTTTATTGGATCTAGTAACTTATTATTCTTAATCGCAACAATTTGATTTTCTAATTCTCTTGGTCTACCAATTACAGCATTTGGATAATAGTCTGCACTTGATATTTTAAGAGTATGTTCTTTTCCAGTAGTTGAACTAATATTATCAAGAGGTCTCATGACACCTTGAGTTGATATTGTAATATCATCACCAGCTGATGGTGAAACGTTGAATACAATTTTAGAACCTATATTCCCACCAATAGTATAATCTGTAGTTGGAATTAAAAGTGAACCATTTTTAGTTACAAATAAACTATTAACATCAGGAGCAGCATCATTTCCATATTGTCCTACTGGTACAAAGTTTTCAGAATCTAAGAATAAATTAAATGCTGGTTCAGTACCATCAAAAGGAGTATTAATTTTATCAGCAATTTTACCAGTATTTGTAGATATTGCAAACGGTGTATGTAAACCAGAGCCAGGAGCAGTATCAAACACAATAGTTTGATTATTGTTATTCATTACAAATCCTTGACCATTTCCAAAATGTAATTTATTTTCAGCAATTATAATTAAACCTTCTCTTTCTGCAGCTGTAAGTTGTCTACTCAAACTACCAGTTGTACTATTTGTCATAGTAATACTCAATAGTTCATTACTTTGCATTGCAACCATGTAAAATGTATCACTTGAAGAAGGAGCAGAAGCAAATACAATATCACCTTTTTCAGAAGTAGCAGTATCAGTTATACCAGATAAATTATAATCTGTGTTTGGTTTTAGAGGTATATCGTTTTTAAATACAAGAATGTCTTCATCAGCAACATAATTTGTATATCTAATACCATCAACTTCTAATCTAAATGATGTTCTATTATTACCACCAAAAGATCCAGTCTTTTGATTTAACATATTAATTCTTCTAAGTCTTCCATCACCATCATCTTTATCGTGTGTAAGAATATCAATTTTTGCAAGATAAGGCATTCCTCTTGGATCTGATAGATGCCATTCAGCACCAAGACCTTTATTCATATATCCATAGAATTTAAATTGTATTGCTGCATATGTTTTACCATCACCAATTCCAGTAGTTGCTGGTGTACCTGATCCAGAATGATCATAATGATCATCTGGTGCTAATACAATACCATTTGCGGCAACAAACGTAGCGCCTGCAGCATCAAACATAGCAGGATTATTTAAATTCATCGTAAGTATACGATAATGATCAGATCCTATTATGAGTTGTGTAGAACCATTTCTTAGTAAAACATTAACAACTTTAGTTCCTGTAATTGTACTATTAGAAGAACCATTTCTTAAGAGTAAATTGTATGTGTTATTTGTAGTTGCAATTTCTACATTGTTATTATTACGTTGTTTAACTATCAATTCAGCAGTTGTAATATCACCATAAACATTTGTTGGATTTAAAGTCGCTTTCTTAAAGTGAACTTCTACTTTTTGAGATGCTAATGTTGTATTGTTTGTAAATGTAAGTGTCTTTGCAGTCTGATCATGTGTTACATCAGTTTGATCAATATAATCACCATCAACATAACAGAATGGAATCCAACCAGTTCCAGACAACGCACTTGTGTAAGATAATACTTTTGCAGAAGTTTGACTTAATTCACCAGTTCTATCTTCAAAGTTGGCATCATTTGCTGTATACATTACATGAATAATATCTGTTGATGTAGGTGCAACAACAAAATTAAGTCTGTAAGATCCAGCACCATCATTTATATCATTAGGATCTGTAGGTGTAACTATTGTATAATCTGTTGTTGGAGCAAGAGTCTTATCATTTTTAACAACTATTATACTTTCAGCAGTAGGAACTCCAATTAGATCAACACAATTTTTAGTATGATCATCTTTTCCTAATTGTAATGTAAATAATTTTCTAGTACCATCAAATTCTTCATTTCTATCAAGAACCCAATTTCTCTTATTTGCTGGTAATAATTGTCTATTGAAGACCATTGTACCAATCTTATCAGTAGCAGCTGGTGCTACATTAAATGTTATTTTATTACCGACTGCACTTATATGTTGTGTATTATCTCTAGAATCACTACCACCTAAATGAATATCTGGTTTGATAAGAGTACCATTTTTTATTACAAATAAATCTGTTTTATTAGATACTGTTTCTGGTATACCATCATCAGAAATATTAAATATTTTTCTAACACCATTTGCAGAATTAAACTCGTCTAGTTCGGCACCTTTTTTAGTACCACTATTTGCTTTATAAGTGGATACAAAATCTTTAATAGAAATTTTATCATTTAATAATGGAGGTTTAATAAATGTAATTTGAGTACCACTAACTGTATATCCAGTAGCACTCTTAATACCACCCACAGTTGCAGAAACAAATGTATGTGTATAATCACCACCAGTGGTTATATTATTTTTTACTAAATCTGATGAACCAGATAAGAATACATGTGTAGCAGTATTATTAGGTACACCAAAATCAAGAACAATTTGAGTTCCAGTTACAGATAAAATTGATGCATATGTAGTACCACCAGATGCACTAGGATATGTAATTATACTTCCACTAACATTAAATTTAAGTGAGTCAGTTGCAACCTTAACTTTAGTTCCAGCTTTTAGTGCATGACCACCAATTGTTAATGTAAGTTGTCCTGATCCTGTAGCATAACTTGCTGCAGTTGCAGTGAATTTCTTTGTAGGTGATTTACCAACATTAACACTAAAATTATTAGCATCAATCTTTGTAACTGCAATCCATTCACCACTGAAAGGATCTGTGGATCTTGGATATGAATGGTTAGTAGCATTACTATCCATTGTACAAGTAAATGTAATTGCATTGTCAGCAATCTTAACAAAATCACCAGTAGCAAATTGATGATTGGGAACTGTTAAAGTCATTACACCTGTTGATGCAACATAAGATGCAGTTGTAGGAGTTACAGTTCTATTATTTTTTCCTAATATAGTTCCATTGACTGTAACTTGTAATGAGTTAACTCCATCTACAGGTGTGTAAGCTTGATCCTTATTAATCTTAAGATCAAATGTAGATGTAACATTATTTGCTTTGTTTGAAATATCATTAATAACTTCTACATGACTTGTAGAATTTTCTGGATTAGAAGTTTTAAATTTAGTACCAAAACCATAAACTTGACTACCAGATAAGAACATAGTTCCATCTAGTTGTTCTTTTTGTATTTCATAAAAATCATTTGCACGTTTTACATTATCTGAATTAATTTCTAATGTTATATTATTTGCTTGATTACATACTTTATCAAGTCCAGCAGCTTTATTTGAATATAAATTTGGTAAAGGAACTTTTTGACAAGTAACTGTTTCATTAATATGCCATCCAAATATTTCAGTTGGATTTACAGAAGATGGGAAAGTAATTGTATTTCCACTAACAGTGTAATCTGTTAATAAATGAGATTGATCAACACCTTCAAAAAATACTAATAATTTACAATTAGATGAAGGAGTTACATTAAGAGTAAATGCAGTTCCAGCACTTCCAGTAAATGTTAATGGTTGTAATTGAGGATGTTCTAATACAAATTCTACTTTTGTTAATCCATCAAGATTTGAACCAGCAAACTTAATAGTTTTACCACCATTAATAAGTGTTAGATTTGTATTTCTCTGAATTACACCATTCATAGAAACTAATAAATGATCACGATTAGAAACAGTATAATCTACACCACCTTGAGATAAATTTATTGAATTTACATCATTAACACCAGATCCTTCTATAATTTCAAATGGTGTTTCTAAATAATGTCCTACAATTTCATCGTTTGGAAATATTGGAAACTTAGGTAATAATTGATTTGAAGAAACATGATAAGCAATGCTTGGTGATTGTAAAATACCATTGACTGCAATTAAAGCTTTTGAAGTTTCAGAAACACTTGAAATAGTTACATTTCTAAGATAATTAATTACATTTTCACCAATTTGTATTTCACCATTTTGATATTCGACAACAATATATCCAACACCAACTTCTATAACTAATCCTAAATTACCAGTTATATCACCAAAAACTATGTCATTTACTTTATATGGATTTGGGGATGGTAAATTATGAAAATAGATATAAGATTTTGTACATTTTCCTTCAAATGGAACTTGTATATCTGCATTAAGTAAACTACTAATACTAGATTTAAAAGTAACAGCACTTCGTACAATATCTTGTGATCTACCTAATATAGATTTTCTACTATGTAATCTATTCTTACCAAAAAACTTAAATCCAGCTGGATGAGTATTATCATTAACATTCTTTTTCCATTCAATAATATTTCTATCATTGGATAAACTATAAGACCAATCTTGATAGTAAAGATTATCTCCAAGTTTTTGGAAACTATCACTTATAAATCCAGCACTTCCAACAAATTTTTCTTTAATTTGTCCAAATGAATTTGATTTAGCATAAGCTTTTGCAGTATTAACTTCTACAACTGTACCATAAGTTTTACCATCGGAAGAAAGTAATACATCATCTTTTAAAAATTTTCCTGTTGTAACTAATAACTCTATTGTAGATGATCTGGTATCTACAGCAAGAATTTTAGCACTTGTACTCTTATTTTGAACAGAAAGAGTATCACCTACAGTCAATGATTTTCTTTTTAGTGTAGATGAAAATGTAGCTCCAAAACCACCATTTTGACTGAATACTTGTATAGTTGGTTCTGTACTAAATCCACTACCTCCATCAAGTACTTCCATACCTACAACTTCACCATTACTAAATGTTGGTTGTAAATTTGCAGCATCATTTAAACCATTTACTCTAACAAAAGGATTTAAGAAATAATTCTGTCCTGATGTAAGAACAGAAACAGTGTCAATCTCAAAATTAGATTTTACTTTTACTGTAACAGGAAGATCTACATAATTTCTTACAGTCTTAGATCCATAAAATTTATCACCGTAAGTAATAAATTTAATAGAATTGATACTACCAATAGTTGTTGATGTTGCTTGTAAAAGACCTCCTTTTCCAGATGTAGAAGTAATAGATTTTACACCAGGCAATACTCTATATCCACTACCTCCGTCAACCAAATTTAATGTTTTTATAGGACCTGATGCACCTTTTGATCTTATAGCAATATCTATTACTGTAGTATCAGCTTCTGTAACAGATGTATCTTTAACAGTGAATGTATTTGGAGATAATACTTCATTTACAATATGTCTACCAATAATAGGTGCTGTTTCTACTCTAAGTTCAAATATTGCTTGAGATGTATGTACAAAAATAACACTTGGAATTTTTGTAGGATCTATATCAAAATAAGTTGGTTCTAAATCAATATCTCTTTGGAAATATGGATTAAAGTTTAAAATATCAAAAGATAAATTGTATGGTCTAGATGCACCAAATTTAAATCGATATATTTTATGAGATTCTAAAACTACGCTATATAAATTTTTACCACTTAATACAGTAGGTACTGTAGAAAGTGTATCTAAGTTAATTATAGTATTTGTTGTTTGTTTTGTATAAGTTACATCTATAACATCATTTTTAGAAATTTGATGATTACCAGTAAATGTAAATTCAACAATACCATCTGCTCCAATTTGAATATTTGAAATAGGTGGTGAATCTACAGAATTAACATAAGCAATTGCTCCACTACCACCAGTATCTTCTTCATCAAATACTACACTGTCACCAACTTTATAATTATCACCAGCAGATTCTATAAAGATACCATCAATTGTACCTACAGAAGAATAATCAGTAAACAAAATAGATCTGTTTATATTTTTTTCTTCTTGTGGGAAGTATGTATTTGCAGTATCATTAACTCTAATAAAGTGTTTTGGAATTTGATCATTTGTTCTATTCTGTCCAGTATTATAACAATCTGGATCCGAGAAATATTGTGGGCCAATTACAAATGGGAATGTATCCACCATAAAATAACAATATGCACCATCTGGATATTCTGGAGTTACACAGAATCTACCATTAAACTCATCTAAAGTTCCAAATGTTTTATCATATTCGTAATCTTCTATAAATGAACCTAATGGATAGTCTTCAACCAATGGCCCATTTAATCTATTTCCTTTTAATCTCCATGATGAAGTTTGTTCTTCAATTGAAGAAGTATTATCTAAAGGAGTTGAATATCCATACTTACAATATATTGGATGACCATCATAAGAAAATCCAACTAATTTAGAATGTGCTGAACTACTAATACTATAAAAAGTTTCAAACTTAGTAGTATTTCTTAATTGTAAATACTGAAAATTTAATCTAGACTCAGGGAAATTTGTAGAAACAACTTCTTGTGCTTTAAGTGTTCCTTTAAACCTATCATCACCTTGGAAGAAACTTACAAGAGAACCATTTAATGCTATATTTGTAACTTGATCTAGACCATATTTAGAAAGATATATTATTTTATTAGATGTATCTATTTTAGTAACAAAAGTTCCAATTGGTATTTCTGGATGTGTAACTTCCATTCCAACAACTACACCTGTAGGTGCTTCTGACAATACTAATGTACTAGTTGTAAATGAAGCAACTTTTAAATTAACACCCTCACTTGAATCAAAAGAATAACCACCAAATTCATCTATTTTTGTATTAAATCTATTTGGTATATTAAATGTCCATTCGTTTAACAATGAACTTGCTACTGCTAAAGTATCATCATTTATAACAGTAATTACAGGTGGAACTGTATATCCACTACCAGCATTTATTATATCTACTGTATTAATTCCACCACTACCGTCTAATCTTGCTCTAAGTACACCATTTACACCAACTCCAACAATTTTAATACTTGGTTCGGTAAAATAATTTTGACCTTTATCAATAACTTGAGTTGCTACAATTTTACCATTTGCAACAAACACTTTTACTACCCCATTAGAACCACTATCAACAGTTGTTATAGGATTAGCATTAAATTTACTACCAACAGGAGTTGCTAATGTGATTGTAGGAGAAGCACTCTTAGAAGATATTACTGAACCTTCCATAGTTACAATCAAATCTTTTGTAGATGTATTAAAAAATGGAATTGAAAAATCTTCTGATGGAAGTTTACCACCACCAGTTATTTTGATTGTTGGTGCCTCTGTGTAACCAGCTCCAGAATCAACTACAATAAATCCATCTATAGTACCATTTTTGTAACCAACATCTATTACAGCTTTTCTAAATCCTGATGGATTTGTTGTATTGTTGTTAATTACCTCAACATTTGGTTTTATTGTAAATCCACTTAAAGGAGTAAGATCTAAAAACTTATTAATATCAACTTTTTTAATTCCTGCTGACATATTAAATATATCTTCAGTTATTATAATATCCGATGTCTCTCCACCATTTTTAGTTAAAGTAACTTTAGGATATGAAGATTTTAAAAATTTACCAGAACCAGAAGTAGTTTTATCTAAGGGAACTTCATAATTACCACCAGAACCGATAGTAACTGATTTTACAGCACCATATCTTACCTTATTACCTTGTATACTATTGAATTGTATACCATCAATAGTAATACCAATACCTTTTAATGTTTTTGTTGGTGAAAGTGCTTTAGAAGTTCTTAAAACATTATTATTAATAAGACTTGCAGGGAAAGGTATTCTTTTAACTAATTTTTGTATTTTATAATTATCTTTATCTTGATTAATACCAGCAAGACCACCTAAATCAACATTTATAATATCTGCTCCACCACTACCATCTTCTAAATCGATAACAGTAATTGCAGCACCAGAATTTACTTCACCAAATGTTAAAGTAGATCCAGATATTGTATATGAAGTTGTTGGTTTTTGTATTACACCATTTATAGCAACAATTACAGTATCAGTAGTTGCAGCAGTATAATTAGAACTTGAATTTTGTAATGTATAAGTTTTTGAAGATGTAGATGTAATACTATCTAAGACAGTTGCATTTTTTATCCAATATGCTACAACTTTATCTGGTCTTCTAGTAATAGAATCAGTTACAGCAGAAACAAATGTATGTGTTGATGTATCACTAGAAACACCCACATTAACTAAATGATCATTACCACTAATACTTTCAATTTCTAACCATTGATCGCTTACAGGGTCGGTAGATCTTGGATATGCATGAGTAGTTGCATTATTGTCTTTTGCACAGGTAAATGTAATTCCACCATCTGCAATTTTAATTTTATCTCCTACAGTCAAATTACTATTAAGAATAGTAAGAGTTAAATTACCATTAGCAGGATTATATGAAACAGTGGTTGGTGTTAATTTAGTAGTAAGAGTGTTTACATTATCTGTAAAAGTAGCTACTTTAGTAGTATTATTATAACTAATAGAATTTCCAACTTGTAATACACCATTTACAGATACAAAGAGATAATCATTAGATGTATTGAAAGATCCTAAACCATTCAATGTAAGTGTAGAATTTGAAGCACCTTGAGTGGTTTGTGTATATGTTAGTTTTGTAACTTTATTAGTATCAGTAAAATATCTTACATATACAGGCTCACCTTGTTTTGGAGTTTCTATAAAAGTAAGAACATCATTTACAACATCAAAATCTGTTGTTGGATCTTGTAATACTGCATTTCTAAAAATAAATAAATCTTTTTCAATAGGATTGGTAAGACCAGTTAAAGTAAATGCATTTGTATATCCATCAAATATATTTGAAAGAACTCTATTTTTAGCATTTACAGATCCACTAAAAATATAACTTGGAATTGCAGAAGATGAAACATAAACATGTTCATCTTTTGGTGATTTGTAATTATAAATTTGTGAAATACCAACAAAATCATTATCAGTATCTAATGTATGGTCACTATTGATATTCCATGATGTATATTCTGTTCCAGTAAAATCTTCATAAGTTTTATCATCAAAAAAGTATTTTTGTGGACTGAATAAAGCACCAGTTTTTTCAATAGTTAGATCACCAACTAATCCCATTAATCTTGCTTGTGCAACAGAGAATATACATCCACCAGTAACCTTAGATGTGTTTGGTATTGACAATGTTAACTCTTTACCTGATATAGAACGAATTTTTGCACCAATTCCAATACCCGAACCAACAACTGATTGACCAACTGCTATATCTCTTACCTTATCAACTCTTATTGTTAATTCACCTTCATTACCAGTACAAGTAATTTCTGGAAATCCAACAAAAACATCAACGAAATAAGATACTTTAGAACTTCCAATATATTCCCATTCAATATCACCAACTTTAACCCTTCCTAAAATATGAGTTGGATCAGCAGTGCTAGATGAAGTTCCTTCATTTATGGATCTATATAAATTTTCTCCATAATATCTTTCTTGACCTATTCCTACAAACTCACCTCTTGCATATTGTTTTCTAGTTCTATATCTTCCATAAGCAACTACTTCAGTAGAAACTGGTTTAGTACCTACACCAGCACCTACAATAGTGCAACCTAAGAATTGATTAACAGTTCTTTCATCATAATCAATAATTACATCATCAATGTAAACTTGACCTTTTGTAGTAGGAAATCCTGATGCATCATCAACAGTTATTGTAGTATCACTAGCAACATTAAATGGTTTAACTAATTGAGTAGAAGCTGGAAGATATATCTTATTAAAATCATCATTAATTTCAATATCTGCTTCATATGTTGGTTTATCAACAGCATCAATTTTTATAACTTGACTACTTTCAATAGTTACATTAGATACTCCAAATATACTATCTTGTTCCTGTACAAATGTAATATATGATGGAGAGACAGTTTTATTGTTAGAAATAACATCTAATGAAGGATCAGATATATTTGATAACTTTTTAATAACTTCTAATCTAGCTAATTTTTTACCACCATAGTTTGATGTTGATGGTCTGAATAGATAATCTTTTGGAAATTCTATTTCTGGATCTTGAGAGATAATTTCAAAATTATCCACAAATGCTCTTGCTCTTTCACCACTACCAGATTGTAACTCATCAGCATTAACAAAAAATCCTACAATATTGGTTAATGTAAGTTCTCCTGTATTAAAATCCCAACTCTCAACTATACCACTACCATTTCCAGCAACAGAACTAACTAATTCTTCTTCAGCAAAATCTCTTTCTCTTACAAAAGCAGTAATAGGGCCAACATAATTTTCTCCTTTGTCAACAATAATTACCCCATCAATTGATCCACTAGTAATACTAGTAACTGTTAGTAGAGCGGTAGGATTTGCAACATCGATACCTGTACCACTTCCAAACACCTCTATTATAGGAGGATTGATCAAACCACTACCATCTGTTCTGGAATCGTATCCAGACCCACCAGCAGTTATCTCAAGACCAGTTATAGCACCATCAAAGTTAGGTATTTTTAAAGTTGCTCCACTACCTCTTGTTTTAGTTCTAAATTTTATTTTCTTATCATTAAATAATATTCTAAAAAGAATTGCATGAGAATTTAAACTTCCTTTTGACCCATAAAAACTTCTAATTCTAGAAAAGAAAGATGCTAAATCTAATTCGGATACAAGATTTTCTGGTATTGTAACGGCAATTTCTGATCTAATTCTTCTAAAAAATTCTGATGTAAATTCGTATGCAATATTTGTAACTACAGCATTATCAAGATGATCCTCAACTAATGATGTTTTAAGACTAATTTGAGATAATGGTATATTGGTTAATATAAGTGCAGAAGTACCTCGTATACAGTCTGTAAATGATGTTGTAGTCTTAGATCCATAATAGACTATTTCATCATCAATTTGAATATATCCCTTGTCTGGAAATCCAACAGTACTATCTACATTAATTGTAGTAGCACCACTAGCAATATTACCATTTAATTGAGTATTTTCTATTAACTCTGCTTTTTTATAAAAACCAATATTGTAATATTCTATTAAATTTTGTGCAATATCTAGAGGTGAATTTTTTAATTCTTGTGACTCATAGTATGCTTTTATAAACTTAATGAACGTAGAATTATCTTCCCTTACAAATTGAGGAAATTGATTTTCAATTAAATGTGAAAGGTCTACTGAGTGATCGCTTAGAAATTTCATTAGTTACACTTACTTGGATCTGTTTCTGGAGTAAAGTCATCAATTGTAATAACATTATTAGGATCATCAACTACAGTTGTTACACTAGTTATATCAGGATCACCAGTGACATCTCCGATAACTGGTTCACCAATAGTAGTATCATCATCAAGTTCAGAATCGTCATCATCATCATCAAGAATTGCAGGGTCATCAATAATAATATCAGGATAGGTTTCTGAATCTGTCTCTAAATCAGTTCCATCTTGTAATCCACATAAATCTATAGGATTATCACTACATGCTGGAATAGAGAATGAAAAATCACCAGTATCAAAGTCAATTGTACCTATTGAATCAATTATATTTCCATTTTTATCAAATATATAAATGTTATTATCTAAAACACAACCTTCTAATTGTGAAGGAACTCCAATAAATACTGGATCTGCATAGCCTGGATAACAGAAGTAACCAGAAACAATAGCATATTTTCCATCAAGTTTACTCTTCATTTTAGTGAAGAATGATCCACTATAATCAATAGGAGTTGTAGATGATTGAAGATCAATCTCTGCACAAACTTTAGTTTTTACGTTTGTATATAAAATAGAAGCATCTAGATTTTGAATTGCAGCAAGTAACTCAGATTTACTAAATCTTCCAGTAAAATTCTTAAATGCATCAGAATTTTCATAATCTATAAGTAAATCACGAATTAATTTAGCTAATGAAGCAGCACTTCTTCTTGTTTTATCTTTGTTATAAACAATAACTGGTTTGACGGTAATTTTAATTTTCTTGGGATCTACAATTACTGGTGTAATAGATCCAACAATATAATCCTTGAGATCCTTTACTATGTTTAACTTTTCAGTGCTACTAACCACATCACCTACTTTTGGTTTTATTGTAATAAACACTTTTCCAAATTGAGGTGGATATAGTGATTCACCACCAACAACTTTTACTAACTCAGCATTTCCATAAAGTTGCATTATTAAAGATTCATAGTCACTGATTGTAACTGCCCTTTCTTGTGCAGCATAATATCTTGGAGCTCTATACTTTATAGAGGAAATACTTTCAAATGATGAACCACCACTTGAATTTTGATCATTTAGAGTGAATGAAACATCACTTAAAGGAAGTTTTCCAGTAACATCACTAGCATCAACATATTCAATAGTTCCAATAAACTGTAAAGAACTTTCTTTAACGTTATTAAGTTCAGAACCAGCTGTTACAATATATCTAATTTTTACTACTTCACCATTTTGTAATTTTCTACCAATTACATCATCACCAAATATTACTTCATATTTTTGGTCTTGAACTTCTTCTACAAAGAAAACTGTATCAGATGGTTTTACACCTACAATTGTATTTTTTCTTGTATATTCTGTTTCTGTAGTTGCACTAGCATCATCTTTTACAAATACTTTTACAGTAGTAGAATCAACAAAATTATTAGGTATGAAAAATCTTTGATGTTCGTTTGAGGTGTTGACAGTATAGTTTATATCGAATACTGTACCTTCTACTAATTCGACATCTCTAAAGACCGCCTGAGATGCGCCTGGAACAATTGTAAGGTTAATTGGATCTTTGGACACATAAGTATAGTTCTTTCCACTCATACTGGTTTGTAAGGTTGCACCAGATGTAAGACCTAATCTTTTAAATGTTCCTACATTAGAGCAAGTAAGATCAACTACAACCTTTGAAGATTGATAAGATATAGGATTATATCCTAATTTTTTAGCATGTGAAACTATATTATCTCTTAAAACGGCAGTATCGAGATTTAACTCGTTAGATGCCATATTAATGTTATAACTGGTATATAAAGTATTATAAGCAAGAATATCTACCAACATTGAAAGGTTTGACCCTTCAAAGTCAAAATCAGTAAAGTCTGATTTAGTTTTTATATAATTTTTTATAGACGCCTTAAGTTGTTCAAACTCTAAGGATGCTACTGATGGTAACTCCATTTAACTTTCTCTGACTAAAATGAAATCGACTGTTTGTAATGCCTCAGGAATACCAATGATAAAATATTCAATAAAGCATTCAAATCTGTTATAATCTTCATTTGCGTTCACAGTTACAGATGATAGAGCAATTCTTGGTTCAAAAGTTTGCAATACATCTTCTATTTCTTCAATTAGAGCATTTTCAGATAATCCAGTAGATAATTCAAACAGATAGGATGTTGTGTTGGTTCCTAGAAGTGGACTAAAATGTCTTTCACCGATTTGCGTTAAAACTAAATTCTTAACCGACTGCTTAATTGCTTCCTCATTTTTAAGTACAACAATATCCTTGGTGATAGGATTCTTAGTCATATTAAAGCTAATATCTTTAAATGACCTAGAGGTCTTCCCCAAGTAATTATCAACTATCTTAGTTGGTGCAGTAGATCTGGTTACGCTAAACGACAAGGTTAAAAAACATAATTCGTTAAGCTATATATGCGAGTTTTTCCAACTTTTTAGAATTTATCAAATCTCTTTATACTATAAAAGGTATATTTCAAAAATAATTCTTCGCCTTTACTAATATGACGAATTGTTTTTACAAAATATTTATCATCTTCTTTCCATTTTTCACAATTAGGTTCATCGCTATGATTAATGAATCCTCCTAATGGTGTTCGGTAAATTACTTCATCTACAACTATATGTGACATTCCCAAAACAAGACCAGCTGGTATTTCTTCAAGAGCAAAAATGCCTTGACCAGCTACGTCACTATCTTTAATATGTAATCTGTTTGGTAATGCTTGGTACATAATTGTAGTTTCATCTTATAATGGGCATTTCGTAATCTTTGTTTGGAACAGGCATCGTTTTAGGTTTAGGCATAGTAAGAACTTCTACAAGTAAATTAATATCAGCAGATATTGCATCACCAGTTTCCGCCATTCTACGAAATCCATTACCAACATATAATTGTCCTGCAAATACAGAGACAGTTGCTGTACCCCAGAATAGATAATACCATCTGG